CACTTGATTGTTCCCTATGTCCTTGCTCTTCGGTATCTGGCTCGTGACCTTCGTTGGGTCACGTAGCTGTAGTAATAAGTCTTTGTTGTTGACGATCTGCATTACTTACCGTTTCGGCTACGATTTTTGTGCGGAGTAGTGAGTCGCAGATTACTTTTGTCGTTGCTCCCGCCTTTACTTAACAAAACTTTGTGGTCTATGTCCTTACCTTTTCGTTCGATCCCCTCGGCGTCGTACATCCGACGTGCCTTCTGGCGTTCCATCCGCAGGGGGTGCTCGCCCCGCTCCTTCTGTTGCGCGTACTCTTTCTTGTACGGACGTGGCTTATTAACGTAAGGCATTACTAACTCCTTCCATTGTGGGGACAAGATAAAACTACGCAGTGGTTACGACACAGCCCGCTCGGCCTTGCGTTCCATACATTGTTGGCGTAGGACGCCGCCATGCGCTTGCGATCTGCAATCCATTTACTCCAGCGAACATCTTGCTGGTCTATGTGGTAGTTATCTTTAAGGAAAGCGTTAGCCACTACAAATAACAAACCACCCTTAACCTTTTTAATCTCGGGGAAGTGCTTGAAGATAGCCAGTGCCATTAGTTCAAGCTGACCCTTGTCGGCGTACTTTGTTGACTTGCCGGTCTTGTAGTCCACCACCCTTGCTTCTGCATTTTCACGGTCAAGAATGATCAAGTCGGCAATACCCCGCCACCATACGTTCTCGTCTTTGAACCCGCAAGGTTGCAAGTCTTCGGTCAAGCCCATCTCATACTCGCACAGCTTCTCTCCCGGCATCCGGTTGAAGTTGTCTAGTACTGACTTCGCATAGTTAAAGTGTGGGGGTAGGGGTGTGCCGTCCCTGATGTAGAGTTCAGCCGCTTCATGAAACTGCGACCCGTATAGGGTCGCTTCCGTGGCTGATTCTTCGTAGTCCTTTACTACCTTCAGGTGGTAAAACTTTCTAGGGCACTGTTCATATGCCTTAATACTACTAAAGGACCACGGGGGTAGCTTCACTCAACAATCTCCGTATCTACGGGAAAACCCCGCCTCACAGTTTAGCGGCAAACCTTCTGCCCACTTGGGAGTCCACCGCATACACTCTATGACGTACGCCATAGCTTCTTGTGCCTCTGCCTCGGGTGCTACACATGCGATGGCATCATGAACTGTCATGACAACACGATACCTCTTAGCAATCCGCAACATTTGCTCTCCGATTATACACCTTGCGACCGCTTGGCACACGTTCTCAATGACCTTGCCGCCGTAGATATATGTGAACCCCTTGCGAGTGCGGTACATAAAGGACGGCCCCTTCTCTCCCGGCTCGACCTTTAGCTCGTCGTATCGCATGAGTAACCCGGAAGGTAACTTGATGGATGTATTAAATACTCTGAGCACACCCTCTCGACCTAGCTGAGTCTCCTCACCATTGACCATGCCCTTGAGTGTTGCCTGAGCTTGTTGCCATAGGGCTACGATCTTGTTGTTAGTGGCGCGATACACGTTGATGATGTGCCGTGCCATGTCCAGATCCATATCAATCCCGGTAGTCTTCAGTGCAGCTTTGAATTTAGCCGCACCCATACCGTACCCTGCGCCGAGGATTGTGGTCTTGCCAATGAACCGCTCCTCCTTGGTAATCAGGGTTATAGGCTTCCCATATATAAAAGAGGCCATGATTTTGTACACGTCTTCGCCATTAGTAAAAGCAGTTAACAGGTCACCCTGACCAGATAACCACGCCAACGTCCTTGCCTCAATCTGCGAAGAGTCGGAGTCGATTATCACGTACCCTTCAGGCGCAAGAATCCCTCGCTTGATCTTGCCACCATGCTCGCCCCGGCTTGGCAGATTCTGCATGTTGATCTTGTCGTCCCCACCCCACCGACCAGTATGTGCGGCGTAGTACCGTAGCGGAATCGGCAATGCCCCTCGACTGCTGATATCTAGGAACCGCTCGGTTCTTGTTTCTTCCAACGTAGACTTAGTGCCTAGTCGTGCCGCAACAAGAGCTTGCACTCGCACGTCCGGGTGCTCCGCTAGTGCCTTAAACTCCTCGTCGTTCTTAGCTAGCGCAAGCGTCTCTTTGCCTGTGGTTGGGCTTATCTTAGTAGGAGGAATAACATCAAACTCTTTAAGCAGCGCAGCGAATTTTGGATTAGATAATAGCTCGGCTTTCTCCGCCCCAGTGTTATCTAGTAGCTCTTGCTTTGCTAGTTGGATATCCCGTAGGTGGTCACGCATCAAGTCCTCGTCCACTTCCAGAACGGGGTCAATGAACATCCGCAACGTCAGATCAATCAGGCGTAACTCATCCCGTGGAAAGGACGGAGCCATCAGACCAAACAGGTTGTAAGTTATATCTACGTCATTGAGGCAATAGTCCCCGTAGCGTGACAACTCCTCATCGCTAAAGTCCAGACGCCGTTTGCCCTTGGCATGGATAACTTCTTCGCCCTTAGCACCCACCTTGTACCGCTCGGCTAGTGCTTTTAACGAAGCACCTACCTCGACCCCGTGGATAGCGCGTCCCATGCACAGGGTGTCTGCCCATATCTTCGCATCTATACCGAAATGCCACTTGAGAATGGCACCATCAAACATTGTGTTATGGGCAAGCACCATTGATTCGGCAAACGGAAACTGTTTGAGCCACTGACCCAACTCTTTCCTCGGCCCACTGGCCCACTGCGTAGGCTCGTTGTCTACCTTTACACCTACTCCAATAACCTCAAACTGAGAACTACGAACGTACTCCTCCGTAGTTATCTTGGATAAGCTGAAGTCCTGATCGTAGAACGTCTCAAAATCAACCGTGATCAATTTCACCTTGTACCTCTTTTAATTTGGCGGCGTAGTGTAGTGCCTTCTCGGCATCGTCAGTCGATCCGGCCTTGCGTCCCTGACGCATTGAGTACTTAATGATGTTGCCTTTAAGGAACCCTACGAATTCCTCGTAAGTTAATATTGCTTGCATCGCATCCCACGGCGGGAACTCCATCTCTTTATAGTGGTTACCACCAACATGGATATCATCTGCCGTCATTTTTTTCCTTCAATTGTTTTTTCAATAGGTGGTTTTGTTGCATGACATCCTGCAACATCTTTATGTGCTCCTTATGCCTAGCTTCTGCAACCTTAACTAGTTTCTCAAACCGATGTGACCACATCTGCATATCTTTGCGTAGTATTTCCGATTCGTACCAAATAAAATCTTCGGTAATGCCTTCAGTCTCAACACTATCTTTAATGTAAAACTCTTCGGGGGTCATTTTCTTTCCTTTAAATCATCAATGGACCATTAAGCCACAGCGTGGCTGAATATCTAACACCTCGTGTGACAGGTGTAACCTTGTGCATTAGTTCGCTAGGGAATGCAACTATGGACCCTCGTTCGCGTGAAGCGGGAGTTTGCTGTGTAAAGTCCAGTATCAAATCCCCACCCTCATAATCGTTAGGGTCAGATAACTGCATAACAACCGATACCTTACGATGTTTGCCTTTCTCCTTGTTAAAAAACTCTTCGTCCCTATGCCAGTCGTAATGCCCACCAATTAAATATTCGCCAACCTGTGTTTGTTCAGAGGTTTCGATATCAAAACCCCAAGCACCTTTGAAGTTAGCTATTAACCCGTGCGTAAAAAGAAGCAGTGTAACTGACGCTTGTTCTGGAACCCAACATAACCTCGCTTTACGGTGTTCATGCACAACTGGATTTGTGATATCACCAATCTTCGCGTCCATCACACTAGTTGAATTACGAAAATGATCAATAAGTTCTTGGCACTTGTCGGGTTGAATGCACTGACCAAACTGCCATATCCTAGATTTGTATTTCATTAGAATAAAGCATCTGGTACGTTGGACAAGTCCAACTTGGGTTTACGTTTGCGCTTAATGCGCTCGACTATGTGAGGGTATGGCGGCATATGCCACACCCACCGCACCACTTGCCCTTCGTCATCAAGGATTCCGTATTTCATTTTGTTTTAACCTTTCTGATAATAGCTCCAGCACTTCTTCCTTTGCGGGTTGAAGTTCGTCCAATATCCAACCTTTGGAATTGAGATGGCAAATAAAAACCATGGCTGTTCGCATTGCATCTCGGTCTTCCTCCGTCAACCCGACCCACTTAATTTTTTTGGGTTTTTGAAAACCCGCTACTCGTTCCGGTTCTGGAACAAACTTAACCACCCGTTGTTTTCGACCCGACGCCGCCTTTCTTCGTTCGCCTGTATCTACGATACAACCACTACGTAATAAAGGAGCAAACCGTGGAACAATTGTGTGTCTACGAATGTGTGGAAACAGAATTCTAATGTTATCGGCTATACAACCATCTGGAAATTTAGCAATAGCTTCTAAAATCATAGCTTCCATTCTGGTTGGGTTGAAACTATGGGCGGCTTCATGACTAGTGTTAGGGTCGCTAATTCTTGCCATCATATGTGCATCGGTCATTTCTCTCCCCTTTGTCGAAGGGCTTCAAGCACATCATCAGTACAGCAGATGCCTTCAGCGTCGCTGTTGTCTAGCACTATCGCAACGCACTCCTCTCGCTCATGCGCGGCAACACGCTTGGCGACTTCTACCCAAGCGTTGTCCATAACCCAGTTTTCCATGCCCCCTTCATGTAATCCCATATCGGTCATCATGTTCATTAATTCTTCGTTAG